TCACCTTCAAGAACGGGAGAGTATCGGAAGTCTTGGACGTATTCGGAAAAGGCAATCAAGAGGGGCAAGGCTTATCGTACCGAATTAGTAGTCTACAACAAAGACCACTACCGCTTAACCCACCTGCTCGAAAAATCTCACCGTATCGCCAATAAATACGGCTCTTACGGAAAGTCAACACCACAACCCCACATCGAACCTGCCCAGAAGAACGCCGAAGCGGAGTTCGTGAAAACTTTTGAAAAGGAATTAGGACGGATAAGAGTATGACCACACAGCTTGAAGCACTTTACACGGCATTTACAACGGCAAAAATCCCATACGCTTATAACGTATTCCCGACAGACGATACCGCACCTTCGTTACCGTACGTCACGGCTTTTGTGACGGGTGGTCAAGGCTTCACGGCAGATGATGAGAACTTTTTCGACACAATGAATATATCTGTTTGTTTGTTCACCAAGACGAAAGACCCTGCGACCGAAGATACCGTAAGGGGTATTCTTAAGGGTTTGGGTCTTACCTACACTTGGGACGAGACATACGCAACGGACGAGCAGATGTACGTTATCACTTATTCAATCAATATGGAGGCTTAAAAAATGGCAGATTCAAACAAGGTAAAGTTTGGACTTAAGAACGTCCACTATGCTGTCGCAACTGTCAGCGGTTCTACCGTTACTTACGGAACACCCAAGGCGATCGCAGGAGCGGTTAATCTTTCCCTTGACGCACAGGGCGGAGAGACTAACTTCTACGCTGACGATTCCAAGTATTATGTAACTTCCGCAAACCAAGGATATTCGGGCGACCTTGAAGTCGCAAAATTCCCCGAAGATTTTCTTAAGGATATCTTCGGATTTGCTACCGATGACAACGGTATTCTTTATGAGGATGCGGCAATCGAACCCAAACAGTTCGCACTTCTTTTCGAGTTCAGCGGAGATGCAAACGAGACAAGACACGCTCTTTATCTTTGCAACGCTTCAAGACCTGCGGTCGCTTCTGGTACTATTCAAGATACCAAAGAACCCGTCACCGAAAGCACCACCATTACCGCTGTTCCCCTTCCCGTTGATTCAAACGGTAAGATGATCGTAAGAGGAAAAGCGAACAAGGGCGACACCAAGTATTCTGCTTGGTTCAACGCTGTTCAGACCGTAACCGTTGCATCAACTACACTCTAATTTCCAACACGGGAGAAAACTATGGAAAAAACTATTTGTGTAGACGGTCAGAATATAAAGTTCAAGGCTACGGCGGCAACACCCAGAGTGTACCGCCAAGCCTTCGGACGGGATATCTATATGGACTTAACCAAGCTATATGAAGATATGAAAAACGATTCTGACTTGTCGGTAGATTCACTTGAAATCTTCGAAAACGTGGCTTTCTGTATGTATTCACAAGCAGAAGGCAAGATTCTAAAAAGGGAAACCGTAGAAAGTGAGATGTCGGATTGGCTCGACACTTTCTCGACCTTCTCTATCTACAAAGTAATTCCCGAAATTATGGACTTGTGGCGAATAAACAATGAACAAAGTGTATCGCCAAAAAACCAAGTCGCCCGACAGAAAGACCAATGACAACTCCGCTTTTTATGTTGCGATGTCTACAAGTCGGGCTTAAACTCGATGACCTTGATAAGCTCGATATCGGGCTTGTTAATGATATGTTTGTGGAAATGGCGAACGATCGAGCCGAGTGGGACGTAAAAGCCACACAAAGCGACATCGACCGCTTCTTCGGTTAAAACTATGGCTGACAGAATCAAAGGTATTACAATCGAAATAGACGGCGATACAAAAGGGCTGTCACAAGCGTTAAAGGGTGTTAATAAGGACATCAAGACCACCCAGACACAGTTAAGGGACATCAACAAACTCTTAAAGTTAGACCCTACCAATGCGACCCTTCTTAAACAGAAAATGGACGCACTTGGGAAAGAGATATCCCAGACAAAAGACAAACTCTCACAGCTTAAGTCAGTTCAAGAGGAAATGGAACAAGGGCTTAAGAACGGGACGGTCACACAAGACCAATACGACGCTTGGCAAAGAGAGATTATCGAAACCGAAAACGCTCTCAAAGACCTCGAAAAAGAGTTAAAGAACGTACCGTCAGCGTCTGACGCTATGCTTACGCAGGTCGGCGGACAAATGGACGCTCTTGGGCAGAAGGTATCGTCTGTCGGAGATAAAATCTCAACCATTGGCGACAAACTTATGGTCGTCACGGGTGCGATCACGGCGGCAGGTGCGGCATCAATTAAGTCTTGGCAAGAAGTAGACGGAGCGTTAGATACTATCATCTCAAAGACGGGGGCAACGGGCGACAAACTCGCAGAGATGCAGGATATCGTTGAGAACATAGCGACTTCCGTACCTTCCGACTTTCAGACTATATCGAACTCCGTAGCCGAAGTATCAACCCGATTCGATATGTCGGGAGATGACCTTGAAAGACTTTCGACCGAGTTCATTAAGTTCGCAAAACTTAATAATACCGATGTCGTGGGTTCTATCGACAACGTGTCGGCTATGATGAACGCTTGGGGGCTTGACGCTTCGCAGACGGAATCGGTTTTAAACACCTTAAACGCTGTCGGACAGAAAACGGGTGTAAACGCTTCGGAACTCGCTTCGATTCTTCAAAGTAACGCTCTTTCTTTTAAAGAAATGGGTTACGATATCGCCGATGCGTCTGTTCTGCTTGGACAGATGAGCAAACAAGGTGTAGACGCTTCGGTCGGTGTTACGGCTCTCCGTAAGGCTATGGCTAAAAGCATAGACGAGGGAACTTCACTTAATGAAGTGATAGCCGAGTGGGAAGCTTTAATGTCGTCGTCTGCTTCCGAGACGGAGAAACTCGCAAGAACCGAGGAAATATTCGGTTCTAAAGCATTCGCACAGTTATACAACGCTATCAAAGAAGGGAATATATCTTTTACCGATATAAACGCTTCGATGAGCGATTTTTCGGGAAACCTTGATAAGACTTTCGAAGCAACACTCGACCCGATTGATGAGTTCACTACTACAATGAACGAACTTAAGCTTTTGGGGGCAGAGATCGGGGAAGAAGTCATACCCGTTTTGGTGGATGTTCTGAAAGACTTAAAACCCATACTCGATGATATAAAAGAAGTATGGGAAGGGATGTCACCCGAAGAACAAAGACAGTTAATCGAAAATCTTGGCAAGATTGCACTTATCGCCCCTTCGCTTTCAATCGGTGGTAAAGCTATCGGCGGTGTCGGGTCTGCTATAAGTGGACTTGGCAAGGCGGCAAAGACTTTGGGAAGCCTCGGACTTGGTGCAAAACTTGGCTCTTTGTTCGGTTCTGGTGGTGCGTTAAGCGGTTTAGCAAGTGCAGGGGCGACCATTGGTTCATCTTTACTTGCAGGACTTGGCGGAGCGTTAGCAGGTGGAGCAGTCGGCGAGTTAATCGACCACCACATTATCGCACCCATTTTGGAGAAACTTGGTTCAGATTCTGCCGATTGGTATAAGAACTTCCATTGGTTCGGCGAAGGTGGATTTTTTGATTATGTTTTCGGCGGTGGAGACATACACCAAGCAATCCAAGACTATTACGGTGCATTTCAAGAAATGGGAGCGGATATCTCCCAGAGTTTCGACAATATGAAAACCAACGCTCTTGACCGTTGGAACGCACTAAAGGACGGTATTAAGTCTGTCGTTGAAAATATATCAAATTGGTTGTCGGACACTTGGTTAAACATAACCACCAAAGTCACAGAGACTTGGACGCTCGTAAAAGATACCATTATCGGAGCGTGGGAAACCGTAAAGCAGACCTTTACCGAGTGGAAAGACGGAGTATTTAATACCTTCCAAGAAATCTACGACAAAATAAAAGGTATATGGGATTCCCTTGGTGAAATGTTCGCCAACGGGTTCGACCTTAAACTTCCCCATATATCCGTCACGGGCGGTATAGCCCCTTACGGAATAGGCGGTCAAGGTTCGCTCCCGAAGTTTAATGTTGATTGGTACGCAAACGGTGGCATTTTAACAAACCCCACAATTTTCGGTATGCAAGGCGGACGATTCCTTGGTGGCGGAGAAGCAGGGGCGGAAGCCGTACTTCCTTTAAGCGAACTTGGAACAATGATAACCGAAGGTATGACCGCCGCTATGGGTGGGGCAGGTGATACCGTTATTAATGTTTCTATTGATAACAACTCACTCGGCTCGGTTATCTTGACCGCACAACAAATGATGAACTTAAGAAGGGGTAAATAATGAAATTAAAAGAATATCCCGTCACGATCAATTCAACGGCAATTCCGAACAACCCGACATCTTGGTCGGAGAGTTCGGAAGTAGTCGAGGTTGCCCAGACTACCGAAGCAGGGACGGACGTTGTAGACATCCAAAGAACCGATAAACTCCATATAACAGCTTCTTTTGAAGTTGATTCGGCTATGTGTCTTAACTTCGAGACTTGGGCGAGGTCAACAAGTGCTTTGACCGTCAAAATCTATGACCAAGTTTCCCAAGCGTATGTCACAAGGTATATGAGGATGCGGTCGTTTACCAAAGATTATGTACAGAACTCGCACAACACGAGCGGAACGGTCGGTCTTTGGTCTGTTAATTTCGAACTTATAGAGTTTTGAGGTAGACTATGTATCAAGTATCAGCGGACTTCTTAACCGCTATAAAGTCGAATATAAGGAAATTTAATTGGAGTGGTGAGATAAAACTTTCCACTCCAATTTCTTTTACTGATTCCGATATCGTCACGGGGGAAATAATCAGAAACATTTCTGGCGATTCGTTAGAGGTTGGGGGTGTTTATGCTTCTCAATTATCTCTCGAATTAATTCTTCCGAACGTGTCAAGGTATGAGTTATACGGGAAAGAGATAGAAATATCCGTAAAGGTTGACGGTGCATCCGATGTTATTCCAATGGGAAAGTACATCATCACCGAAGCTCTTAACCAGATAGGAAGCGTCACGATCACGGCTTTTGACGATATGATAAAGCTTGATGACTATTCCTTTATCCCTGCAAACCATACCGATATTAAAACCCCTTTTATGTGGCTCTCGGAAATCTGTACGACTTGTGGGATTACTTTGGGTTCTTCATCTTCTGATATCCAAGGTATGCCGAACGGCGACAGAAAGACGGGCTTTGCCGATGTCGTCACAGACGTTGACACCTTTAGGGGTGTTTTGGGCTATTTGTGTGCTTATCTTGGGGGCTTTTCGTATATCGGCAGAGACGGAAAGTTGTATGTGGGTCTGTACCGCTCTAATTCGGTCGATACGATACCTTCTTCGTTTAGGTACACATCTAATCTATCGGACTTTAGAACGACGTATGACGGGCTTTATGCAACGTATAAAGATGAAGGCTTACAAGAATATAAGTCAAACACAAATACGGGCGGAATAATCCTTGATTTAGGAGTTAACCCGTTCTTACAGTTCACGAACGCAGGGAATAGAGGAGACGCACTCCAAGAGATAATCGACGCTTGGAACGGAATTTACTATGTCCCTTATGATTCTGACTTACCTTTGTTGCCCCACTATGACCCGTCAGATGTTATCACCTTTATTGATAACCAAGCGGCGGCATATGACTTCGGAGCGATCACCGAGATAACTTACACTATCGGCGGTGGTATGCACATCACTTGCTCTGGTGACAATCCCCGACTTGCTACCGCACAAGACAGATTCACAAAATCGGTCGCAGGACTTTCGAGCGAATATAATAACGGTCAGCAATCGGGCGGTAAGAACTTTTGGCTTCTTCATACCCAGAACGACGCACAAATGACCGTTGGAAGC